TGTTCGCTTGAACATATTCCACTACAACTCTTGCGCTACCAGCTGAAGCAGAGTTAGCTACGGTAATACCGTATAACTCTATGTCAGAAGTACCTGTGTTTGTCCACACATCCACTGCTGCTGGTCCCATAACCACTGAAAGTGCTGTAGCACTTACGTTAGTTGCTGGACAAATATCAGTAGCATCATCTGAACCATTACCAATAGCAATAGTAGTAGTACTTGAACTTGTAAACAACGATTCAATTATAAGTGTAACACCTATAATTTGACTTTTCGCAGGAATTATAATTCCTAACGCTGTCGCTATAGTAGTTGCATGAGTTAACTCAGCTGTCGCTGATTGTGACATAACAACAGAACCCACATTCTTAACATTTGTGCCAAGTGTAGATCCAGTTGTATTATATATATTTCCAGCCTTAATTGGACCGGAAAATGTAGTTGTGCCCATAATAATCCTCCTAGTTTTTCGAACGCAGTCTCTAGGCCGTCGACTATACTCGTCTACGTTCTAAATTAATTGTATAGTGAGTTATTTATACACTATTTTAAAAAAGAGTGCAAGGTATCCCTAGGAAAAAAATTGATTTTTGATAGCGCTTAAGTGGCTATCGAAACTTCGGCCTTGGCGTGGTCGATTTTAGTTTGAAGTGTTTGTTCTTCAAACTCTTTGGCAATGATTTCTTTAATAATCTCCTGAATTTTTTTATCAATATGGGACATATTTATACTATATTTGCCCTCCTTCAGGTATTCTTGTTGCCACTTTAACTCCAAGGACCGTTTCGTAGTGTATAGGTCTTGCGTCATTTATAACCTCCTCATAGGTTATTCTTTTGGGAGTGTCGCTAAACATTCCCGTTGATTCCCATTTTATACTTTTTTCTCCTAGCTTGTCAAGGATTGATTGTTCAATGGAAAGAGCATTATCTTCCGCTAAAACTTCAAATTTAGCATGATGATCATATGCCCAAATATTTACGAGGAATTTTTTCATTGAATTTTCATTATATCAGTAAAATGTGGCGACATTAAGGCGCCGCCACATAATTAGTTTTAATTACGCACCTGGTGATGCATAGATACCTCTAGGGTCAGAACAGCCGAAACTGTATCTTTCTCTAGCTTTATATCTAACATTTCCAGTATCGAAATCGCCTTCCATTGCTGTTTTTAATGGTGCTCTATCGAAATATTTCATGCCGTTTGGAACATCAGTGATAATGTACCATGCATCAGTATCAGTCACAAAGTGATTAACTCTATAACCTTCAGGGACCATTCCCATGTTTTTAAGTGCATTGATATCATTGTCTGCTGTTCCTACTCTACCTGGAGACTTAAGAACTCTCTCAGCAGTAAATTGAAGAGCAGAAGGAATAATCATTTTCCTTGCTTGTGCTGCTATTCTTAATCCACGTTCATCAGTGAAAGCTGCAATGTCAATCATTGCTTGCTCTAATGATGTTTCGTTTAGATCTGCTGCTGTTGATAGCGTATTACTAAACGTACCTGCAATAGTTGGGTGAGAAGCGTTTATTAACGAAACTCCATCACCTGTTTTGAAAGTAGCTACTCCGGGTAGGCCATTATTTAATGGTGCTGCCCCTTTTACTTGTTTAGCGTTAGCCATAGATCTTGCCAAAGCTTTTGTATAACGAGAAGAAATTCTGTCATAGAGGTTGTCCTCCATAGCTTCTTCGGTTATTGCAAATGCTAAAGCTACTGTCTCGTGAGTGTAACGTGCAGTGAAAGTCTCTTGAGCTTCATCAAATGAAACTCCTTGACCTTCTGCTTTTACGTCAGCATTAGCGAATCCTGATAACATTACTTCCTCTTCGAAAGCTCTGTCACTAGACTCAGTTGCGTATATTTCGGATGACTCATTGTCATACCGTTTGTATTCCAGCCCAAATAGTGCATTTAGGCCTGGTTCTAGTTCTTTGACTAGCTGTGCTCGTGATATTGCCATTTCTATTTGCTCCTATATTCCTGTTGCCAATGAACCGACAAGGTATTGATGTAAATTTACCTTAACGATCACCGAACAATAAGCGGCTGTTTGTGTTTTATTTTCAGGGTCGTCCGCTACTCTGACCATTCTCAATTGCTTAGCAGTTGTTGCTGCAGTTGAAATGCCTAGAGTTAAAGATGACTTACCATTGGACGTACTACCAGCACTAGCAGTTGTAGCATAAGTTAATCCAATTTTAGATTTTCTTAATGCTAAAGTTGCTCCTAATGTGGCATCTGTACCAATCATAAACTCCTGAAGCGGGTCGTCGTTAACAAACGCTGTAATGTCTTCACTATTTGCTGGAGTGATAGCGCCTGCGTAGTAATTCGCCCATGTAGGTTTTAAAGTTGTTGCAGCATTATAAAATACTCCATTCAACACTCCCACACAAGCAGTACCAGCGGCAGCTGTAACGATATATCCACCAGTTGTGGCAGAGATATCAATTTTTACAGGCTCTCCATTATAAATAGCATTAGTTTCATTAGCGTCGATTTCATATGCAGACTGTCCTTGAATAGCTGGAGTATTTCCAACCCTCATAACAGCTTGCAATCCAAACCCAGCTGTGTTTCTATTTGCCATAGTATTGCTCCTTGTGTTTACAGTTTTACCTGTAAACGGTTAATTTAAATCGTTGGTTAGAGAATTGTTAAAAAATTAACTTTTCTTTGTACCACCGAAGGTTACACGTGTCTGTCGATCAATATTGATCGGCATACTTGGGTGCTGTTCCCTCATTAAGTCGTTGTCAACTGCTTCGTCCCGAGCTTCAGTTTGTCGTTTGAAGTATTCAGTACGTTGCTTCGCGAGTTCTTCAGGTATCCTAGCCAGCAATAGGCCGCCAACTCCAATTACCCCAGCGTATTTTCCGTCTTTAACAACAGGATAGTCCGAACCTTCATATTGGTCAGCTCTCACTAATTCCCATCCAGATCTTATTTTACCTGAGATGTTCTTAGTGTCATCAAAGCCAACACTTTCAGCTCGTATCCATCTGTGCCTAAAACCTTTAGGCGCTGGTGGTGCATCTAGAGATGATGGTGGAACCCATACTTTTGGTCTTTCAGATTTAGACCTTGTTTGGTTCGCACGGGAAGTTTTTTTATCATTTGTATTCATATGCTTATGCCTCCTTCGTGATTTTTAATTGTTTCGCATACTCTTCAAGTGGCACTCCTAATTTTTTAGCAATCGCTACCTGGGAGGAAGTGAGTCTCACAGTTTGGCGTCCTGGTTTAACGCTTCTTTTAGCAGAAGCAACCGTCTGAACGGGTTCGGACGTATTTACACTACCACCTTTATCAAATTTATGCGGAAAGTCAAGCTTTATCCTTCGATCAACTTCCTTATAATATTCATTTGATTTAGGGTCAAAACCTTCCTTGTTTACTAAATCCTTATGAATCTCGAACGCGGTAAACGTCATAGCTCGGTCTGAACCAAACCATCTGTTTTTAGACGCCCAATCTTCTGCTTTTGGATCAGGATCAGGTAACTCTCTAGGAGTTCTTCTTGGTAGGTATTGTTCATCAGAAAGTCTAGGCTGAGATTTCTGTTCAACCTCTCCACCTTCCTGATATTCTTTTGCTTGTTGAATTTTTGCATTTTCAAAAGCAAGAGAAGCAATTCTTTTATTTGCTTCAACTTGAGCCTGTGCATTTCCAGATTCAATGGCACCAGCTAATTCTTTTTCTGCTGCTTCCATTCCTGTTTTTACACTTTCTTCAAGTTTTTTATTATACACAGAATCTCTTTTTACAAAATGAGATTCCATTTGTTTTCTATTAGATTCTACAGCTTGTGCATAATCCAAAGCCGCTGCTTCTCTACGTTCTGCTTCACGCATTTTGCGTGTCAGTTTAGAGATACGATTCTGAACTCCTCGGCTGTATTCTTCTAGCTTTTCGTCCTCTTTCGCTGGACTCTGTTTTTGATCGTCCTCGCTATCTCGAACATCCACGCGCTCGTCAGATTTCTCAGATGTGTCATCGGTGATAGGACTGTCTTGAGTAGTTTCTTCATGTGGCTCCTTTTCTGTTACTACTGTTTCTTCTTTTGTTTCTGGTACAGTTACATCCACCTCGGGGCCCGATGTATCTATATCGACTAGCTTAGTGCTAGATTTTTTTTCTTCTTCTGGCATAGTTCCTTCCTATGTTATATTTCATGCAAGATATCCTCTGGATTCTTGATGGTTGCTAGAATTTCGTCGTCATTCAGCAAACGTACTTCGCCTCCTTGTATTTTAATACGGGATCCTGCATAGCGCGCAAACACTACCCAATCTCCCTTCTTACACCAGGGGCCTTCTGGAAATTTTTCTTTATCATAGGCTTGGTTTCCCACAGCCAATACATTTCCACAAGTTGATGCAATAGATGCTCTTTCTACAGCGTCATCAGAATAAATAATTCCTCCTTTACTCTTTTTTGATGCTTCAAAAGGCAGTACTAAAATTCTCCATCCAACAGGTAATGGAAGTTTATCCATTTCCTCTGAAATTTTTTTAGGTCTTTCCTTTAATTCTTTTTTTTCTTCTTGATATTTTTCTTGTAGGGCTAATTTAATTTTTGGTGTGTCGCCCGATGTCGATAACTGTTCCACTTTGCTCATTTTTTTGCTCCTTTTCATTTAGCAGGTTAGAGATATCCTGTCGCACTAATTCTAGTGCGTTAATTTGACCTATAATATACTTGTATTGTTCAAAGTTGTCAACATTTCCGGATGTAACACTTACAGCCAATTGTTGCAGTCTTGCCTCTGTATTTCTTTTGACTTTGTATAATATTTGTAACGGGTCTTGCGCCATTATGCGTTTTTTCTCTTTTTAGCCATTTTTTTAAAAGTTTTAGCTAATGCTTTTGCACGACCAGTGCATCCTGGTTTTGTGATTGGAGTACACTTTCCTTCAGTGCCTCTTTCTTTAATTGATTTAGTTGCTTTTTGAATCCATCTAGAATCACCACCTGTTTTAAAACCAATTCTTCGAACAGATAAATGAGGAGATTGAGAGCTCAAAGGTTTAGGTCTTCCTTTTAAAATAGGACTTGTTCCTTTAAGTTGAATTCCGTAGTCAGACATTAATGTATCCTTCCACAATCTTCACAAATTAATGCTGGTCTTGATATTCCTGAACCACATTCGCAATCATTTTCAGGTTTAGTTGAAAATAATTTAGCAAATAATTTTTTGATAAATTTCATTACGTTCCTTTTGTAGCTCTAGACTCGTCTCGTCTAGATTTATAACTTTGAGACTTCGTAGATTCTTTTCCTCTTCGCATTCCTAAAGATTCATCAAGTCGAGCGTTAGCTCCTTGCTTTTTACCTTTAGACGCAGAAGACCCTTTAAATCTAGGTGGAGTCCATCTTGTGCCATAATCATTTCTCATAGTTTCTCCTTATATTATATTTGGTTAATAATGTCTACTTCTTTCTTTTGTTCTTTAGTTTCTTTAAATATTCCTTTGTTTTTTTGTCACCAAAAGTAGGTGCAATACTGCTAATAGTTTTTATAGGGCTTTTTAATCTTCTTTTTGCCATTATTTTTTACCGTTCCTAAATATTTGTGTTCCCTTAATACCAAAAATACTTCCGCAGACAAGAATCCAAAGTGACGTAAACCAGGTCGGCAGTGCCGCAAAATGCTCGAAGAAAG